CACAGCAGGGGCGGTTAGAAGAAAAAACTAGGATTGGAGTCCGTATGAAAAAGTGGGTTATCCCTGTGACGTCAATGTTGATGTGGGCTGCTGGTACTGCCCTTGTCATCATCACATTGTCCGGCGAAGTGCAGGCGCAGGCTTTGTGGATTTCCACTGCAGCCCTCATCGTGAACCTTGTCGCCATCTTCTTTGAGGTTCAAGACGAGGAATGAAAGTGCCCCGCCAGGTTTTATTACCTTTCTTCCTGGCGGGGCGAGAGCACTGTAGCAGTTGCTATTGTGTTCCGCAACTCAGACAAGTAGGGATTTTATGGCACGGAAATACACAGGTACATCGGACGGCGCAGCGCAGGCAAAGCGGGCGGGGACCGAGAAGTTGCAGCAACTGTTGTGCAAGAAGTTCGGAGCCAAGTCTCTTGGTACCTATGTGGTGCGCAACATGAGAGGTTCCAACAATCTGAGTGTTCACGCCACGGGTCGTGCCGCTGACATCCAAGGTCCGAACCGCAAGACCACATTGGACATCATTGAGTTTTTGGAAGCGAACGCTGAGAAGTTCCTGATTGAAGAAATCCACGACTACGCCCACGACCCAGACGGCAAGGGTCCAGGCAAGGCGTGGGGTCGGGGTTGGCGTTGCAGCCGCAAGGAGTTGGGCGGCAAGGCTGGCTGGAAGATTTGGACTGCTGACGACAATGGTGGTTCGCCTGGTGCGGCATGGTGCCATTGGGAAATTTCTCCAAAGTTGGCGGACAACCCCCATGCCATCGTTGCATTGTGGAAAGAAGTGGTTGGGGCTGAGTGATGGAAGCCATCACGGTTGCGGTGATTACCGCTGTCGGCGGGGTGCTCGCAGCCCTCGTTCAAGCACTCCGTAAGGAGAACCGTGAGGACCACGCCACCGTCTCTGACGCTTTGACCCGCATCGAAAACAAGGTCGATACCCATATTCGTGACCATGCAACAGGGGACGTATAACCTGCTAAGTTGCGTCGCCTTATGACGATACGAACCTTGATTCAAATACGTTCTTTTCTTCTTCGTGTGGTGGCTAAAGGCCCAGAAGAACAGGTGCTGGTGGAGTGCGTCGAAGCCATCGACAAAGCCATCGAGCGCCACAAGCAAACAGCCAAGGCTGCTTAGTAGGATTTAGTCATGACCACGGTCGAACTGCCGTACCCCCTCGTTCTTGTTGAATGGGCTGATGCTCACACCAGCGAGGCTGGTTGGCAAAGCCTTGAAGAACTTGAAGACGACGGTGAGTGCATTGTGCAAACCGTTGGGTTTTTGATACCAGAGTCAGACCCTGGTGCGAAAGCCGACCATGTGTCGATGTGGCAAACCCTCTGCCAAGGTGAGGGGATTCACGGGATGTACATACCATCTGGGATGGTGCGCCGCATAATTGTTCTGTCCCCGACGCTTGACAATGTGACACCCCACCTGTAATCTGTCCCCTAAACCTACAAAGAAAGGTAAAGGGGACATGACCCATAAACGGTACCGAATACCGAAAGCCACGCACGGAAGCCAAGACTGGCTCAACCAGAGATACCAAGATGAGCACGGCAACCGCCGCATCTCAGCCTCTGCAGCAGCCGCCATCTACGGGGTACACCCGTTCGTGCCAGCCGACGTGTATGCAGCAGAACTTCTGTCCGGCGTAGCACCCACACCACAGCCACCATCAAAGGCGATGGACAGGGGCAACCGCATGGAAGGAATGATTATCGAATGGGCAGGCGACCTGCTCGGCGTGACATTCACCACACCAGAAGAACTGTTCTGCTACGACAACGACAACGGCTGTCACCTCATCGCCACATTGGACGGATGGAACGAAGACAACAAGCACATCTTGGAAGTCAAAACCACCACCCGTGACTGGCGAGGCGAACTGCCTGACTACTGGAAAATCCAAGGTGTACAACAAGCCATCTGTGCCGACGCACAACGGGTCACATGGGCAGTCTTTGACCCGTCACTTGACTTGCACCTGTACGAGCAGACCATCACCACTGATGAGATGGAAGAACACATTGCTGCCGCTGAGAAATGGCTGTCTGCTATTGAACTTGGCATCACCCCAGAAGGTGTGCAGTACTCGTATGAGACGATTTCCACACGGTACCAACAGACTGTTGAAGAAGCAGCGGAGTTGCCGCAGCAAGCATCAGACCTGCTCGCACAACTACGCCATGTCAAGTCTGAACTCACCTCATACAAGGCGTTGGAAGACAGACTGAAAGCAGACCTGTGCCAACTCATCGGACCGTCACAAACCGCCACTCTTGGTGGCGAAGTGGTTGCCACATGGAAACCGTTTATGCGTGACTACTTCGATGTCAAAAGGTTCCAAGCGGAACAACCAACACTTGCAAGCCAATACACCAAAAAAGTACAGAGCAGAACTCTGCGTCTGAAGGGAGAAAAATAATGGAAAAAGAAAACACAGCAGCACTGTTGAAGGTGCTCAACAACTATGCGGTACCGGACCCGAAGATTGTTGGCAAACTACCCAAGGGTGGTATCCAACTGGACTTCGTTGGTCACGCCGACATCACTCGTCTGCTCATTGAGATTGACCCGCACTGGCGTCTAGTCCCTATCGCATGGGACAACGGTCGACCGGCAATGCACATTGTCAACGACATGGCAACCTGCTGGTTTGAGATGACACTGCTTGGGCAGGCACGACTTGCTGTCGGAACCGCCAAAGCAAACAGCACCGATTTGGACAAAATCGTCTACGGAGACGCATTGAGGAACGGCGCCATGAGATTCGGCATCGGCCTCAGCCTTTGGACAAAGCAGGAGTGGGATGACTTGGGCGAGCGTCCCACTCCTGCCCCTGAACGCAAAGCAGCACCGAAGCCAGCACCAAAGAAGGAACAGTCACCGACTGTTGACGATGGCAAACTGTCATCCGACCAGATTGAACAGTTCAACAACGCTGTCGTAGCAGCAGGACTGTTCCCTGAAGATGTGTTGGATGAGGCAGGGTTGTCGAACGGTGGGCTGAAGCAGTCTGATTTGCCTGCGATGCGAGCAGCGTTCAAGAAGTTGAAAGAGGCGAAAGGATGAGGCGGCGCACACGCAACAAAATCGACACCATCTACCGCCGTGCTCATCTGACCAACACCTCGCTGGACAATCTGACACGCCGACTGGACCGCATTGAATGGTTGCTGCACAACCTGCAACCCAACCTTCGTGAAGTGCTGTTCGCTAAACCAGGACAAGACCTTGACGAGTGGTACAAGGACAACAAACTGAACATTGAACGGCTCGCATCGGAGGGTATGGCATGAGCGCATCACGACGCAAAGGAACCAACTTTGAAACCCTTGTGGTTCGCTGGCTGAAAGACAACGGCTTCCCCTACGCCGAACGACGAGCACTACACGGAGCACTAGACAAAGGTGACATCACCGGCTGTGGTCCACTGGTGTTTGAGTGCAAAGCAAAGAAAGCCCATGACTTCTCAGGGTGGCTGAAAGAAACCGAACAAGAACGGAAGAACGCTGAAGCGGACTACGGAATCTTGGTGGTGAAACGCACAGGCTACGGCGACGGCTCTGACCAGTACGCTGTCATGCGCCTGCAAGACATGGTGCGCCTACTGAAAGAGGTGGGGTACTGATGGATGGGTTGACAGACAAACTGTTTGAAGCGTTGATGAACCGCATCTATAACGCCCACAAGTTTGAGAGGCTTAGCCCGCCATCGGACAGTGAGCGTTTCATTATTGAGGCGTACCTTGACATCAAAGAGAAGGCACGTAATGAGTCAGTCTGACAACATCTGGGAGTACTACGCCCGTGATGGTGGCGTGTTCCATCCGCATGATGCACCGAATTACATCACGCAGCAGTACATCCAGCATCTTGAGGATGAGTGCGAGCGGTTGAAGTCAGAGGTGGATGAGTTGAGAAAGAGGTTGCGTGGTGACTGACGACATTGTGACCCGACTGCGACTGTGGGCATCTACAACCAAAGGTGACCATGTAATTGAGGAATTGCATCGAGCAGCCGATGAGATTCAACGGCTACGCAACGATGTGAAAGTGCGTGACTTGCAAATACTTGCCAACTTTAAGACTATGGATGCGATGCACAAGGAGTTGTACGGCGATGCCGACTGATGACATTGTGACCCGACTACGGGACTGGGCAAATCGGCTGTATCCAATGCAATACGGAGCCTGCATGGAACAAGCCGCTGATGAGATTGAACGCCTACGCAACGACCTTGCTGAAGCCAGACACGAATACAACAAGTTGTCAGAGAAATACACAAGGGCGGTTGGCAATGACTGATGACATTGTGACCTATTTACGGGCGAGCCGAACACGATTCAATCGTCACGCTGAGGCCGCTGATGAGATTGAACGCCTACGGGAATGGAATATCGAAATAACAAAACTGATTCAACAAGCGCAGAAGTGCATGGACATTTGGCAGAAATCAGAAGATGAATTAATTGAAGTTCATCATTCCAAATGTGCAGAACAATTTGCAGAACAGCAAAACGAGATTGAACGCCTACGAGCAGACTTGAGAAGGTGGGCGACAACGCCACCAAATAGAATTGTATGCGTCAAACACGGAGAACAGTTCATTTGCTTTGATGAATACATGGATGGCGTGTATTGGTGTGAGGGGTGTCGCCATGAGTGACAACCCAATCTGTGAGTGGTGCGGAGAAACCCTCGGCACTTACACCGTCACCGAATACGGCGAACGACACACCGTACACACCCCATTCATTAACTCAGACGACTACCTGTTCTGTCTGCCATGCGACAAAGAAGCAAGCAATGCGTGAGTTCATCACCCTGCTGCTACTCGCAGCAGTCAACTACAGCATCGGATTCTGGCAAGGAAAGATGAGCAACCAATGACATCACTACTTATGGCTGTGCTTGGCTTCATCGCTGGGCTATGCCTATCCATGTATTACAAATGACACACAAACCGTTCGATGCCGAACTGTACGACGACGATGATGACGCAAAACATCTCGTTGTTGAATGGCTCGGCACCAAACAGTTCAACGCATACATCAACCCCGACCAATACGGCATAGATGTACTCGCAGACAAGAACGACAAACAGTACGGCTTTGAAGTGGAAGTCAAACACAACTGGAACACACCAAAGTTCCCATTCAATACGGTGCATTTCGCTGGACGGAAACAAAAGTTCATAGCCCCGAACCACTACTTCACCATGCTGAATCACAACCGCACACAGTTGCTGCTCGTTGACGGCAAAACACTTGCACAGTGCAAACTTGTTACAAAGAACACCAAATACACCACATCAGAGCAATTCATAGAAGTACCAGCAGGTTTGTGCAAGTTCCGAATCCTGTAGGCTGAACACATCCCCCACCCCAAGGAGACCTATGACCCCTATGTAGCCATGTCCCTCTACAAAGGAGTATCAGATGCGCAAAGTCGCCCTCACCGCATTGTTCTTATCCCTACTAGCACCAGCCACACCGGTTATGGCTGACGAAAAACCACCGGTTCTACAACAAAGAAAGGTGAACGCCACACTAGAACTTGTGGCACAACACCGTCACCCTCGCACCCCATCACTTGCATACTGGGCAGCAGTAGCAACCTGTGAAACCGGTGCCAACTGGCAAGACAGAGGCACATGGGCAGGTGGCTTAGGTATCTACACCAAAGGACGATTCCGTGACTCCAACATGGGAACATGGGAACGCTTCGGTGGTGAACAGTTCGCACCACACCCTGCACAGGCAACCATTGTCGAACAGGTTGTTGTTGCTAACCGCATCGCTGTGTTCGGATGGTCAACACTTGTCAAAAGAAAAGACGGGTCGCTGTATGTGTGGGACAGACCAGCAGTTGGGCTAAACGGGTGGGGCTGTATACGCAACAACAAATATCTTGACATTCGCAAGTGGAAACCGATACCATAACGAGGTGGCATCGAAGGGGATTTCTCTCAAGCAAGAATGGGTCTGCCGATTTTGCGGCATGACCATCACAACATTTGTAACTATGACCTATCCGCCTTCTCATGCCTGCACACGGCGGGCTAACAGAACCTTGCCACTACAAGCAAAGGAAACAAAATGAATCACATCACCATCTCAGGGAACATTGGTCAACCACCAGAGTTACGAGTCACACCATCAGGAATGTCCATTCTGGAATTCACTGTTGCATCCACCACAGGCAAAGACGACAAGAAGAAAACCACATGGTTCTCAGTTGTGTGCTTCTCCAAGTTGGCTGACAACACCGTTGCATCTGCACAAAAAGGTGACAGCGTCATCGTTGTAGGTCACATGGAAACCGACGAATACAAGAAGAAGGACGGCACCCAAGGCAAGTTCACCAAGGTTGTCGCTGATGATGTTGCTGTGTCGTGCAAGTGGAACGCTTGGGTCAAAGACCGCACCAACGAAACAGTCAAGAATGTTCTGTCAAAGCACGACGAAGACGAACTGTTCTGATGAACACCGAAGGGGCGGAGATTCTTCACGAGGCACACGACCTCATCACCGGTGCCCGCCACCAACAATACGACCACCCCTCTGAGGACTACAGCAAAGTTGTAGACATCTTCTACGGTTTGACAGGGGTCGAACTCACAGTACAAGAGGCGCTGTGTTTCATGGTCGCTGTGAAAATGGCAAGGCTACGCACCGCCCGTGAGCGAGGCACATGGCACCACGATTCACTCGTTGATGCAATGGGGTACCTCGGCTGCATGAACATGGTTCATGTCAAGAAGTGAAACCTATGACGGGTCAGCAGGGTTCTGTGAGCACTGCTGGACTGTGTCAGATTTGCTGCAACGATGGGAACCTTGGGACATAGCAGGTTGCCTGTGTTGGTGTCACAAACCTAAAGACAGCAGCGACGAACCAAAGAAAAGGAAGAAAAAGAAATGAGCCAATGGGACTGGCGTGAGAAAGCCAACTGTGCTGGCACCGCCCGTGATGTGATGTTCCCCGAACATTGCGGTATGACAAATGAGAAACCGTTTGCTGCTGCGTTAGAACTGTGTCGCAACTGCACAGTCAGGTTGGAATGTTTAGCGTTCGCTATGGAGATGGAGTCAGGGCAGCGTTGCCGTTACGGTGTGTGGGGTGGCATGACACCACGCCAAAGGTGGGGGCTGGCAAGAGAGAACCCCACCACAGTCTGAGGAAGGGGGGACTCAGAGGTGGTGGGGTCTCAGGTGAGGACAGTATCAGAACTTGTACACCCTTACGCCGTCATGCCATGCCAACTCGCTCCACTCAATTTCTTTTTGTGCGAACTCAGGTGACATGAACAAGGTTGCTCGGTTGCGGTTCTTTGTCCAACGGTGAGGCTTCCATTCGGTGAGCCGTAGGTATTCGTAGGGTTTCCCACCTACCATTCGGCGCACCACCCAACGGTCAGTTGATGGTTTCGTTTTGTGGAATGTGATACGCATACTTCCCTTCCTCGTAGACAAGTGTTGCTACTGCTGGTGTGAATGTGGTTGCTGTGATGTGCGCCAGTTTGATTCGTGAGATGGCGAACCGTTGCACCATGAGCCGTGAGGCGTGTCGTTGCGCCCATGCGATGAGGTGTTTTGGTTTGCGGTCATCTCGTAACCCTCGCCCATCTACGGTGATGGTGTGCTGGTCTGCGATGAGTCCTGCGTCGTCGAAGAATGTGACTTCGTAGTGTCGTGTTCGGATGGTCATGCTGCCACCGAACCCATACAGTCAAACAGTCCGTCTTCTGCCATGTCGTAGATGGAGTCGTGCCAGTTGTCTTCGGCTGTCGCTGCTTCGTCTTGCTCCATGCTGTCCGTGTCAGGGTATGGGGGGATGTCTGCGTCGTGAGAGTCCACAACTAAACCGTTACGAAGAACTGTCCACCCTGCAAACTGGTTGGCTTCTTCGGTATAGGACAACCCGAAGATGAGTGTTGGGAACTGCTCGGAGATTTTGCTGATTAGCCCCATTGGTGGCGCCCACGCTGACTCGTACCGAAAGTGTGTCTCGGTGTCGTTGTGGTCTTCCACTTGGGTGTCACAGTCACCCCACTTGGTGTCCCAGTTTGCGTACTGCCAGTCGTACCAGTCTTTATACCCGTACTTGGCAATGTTGCTTTGATGTTGGGCTTGTAGTTTGATTTGTTCTTCGGGGTCAGATACCCAACCGCTTACTGTGTCATGCAGTTCTTGTGGGCATGGGTACAGTTGGGTTAGTTGATGACCTTGTTCTGTTCGCACAGACTCGATGAGTCGTGTCCGTTCGTTGATGTCCCCTGTGATGTAGAGGTTTTGGTAGCACCAGTTAGGCATTGTTTGTTTCCTTTCTTTGTGGCTTGCGCCGTTGTTGTAATGATAAGTCAAATGGTTTCGTTTGTCAAGTATCGGTGCCTTACCAACCTTTCTCTATCGTGCAAGCGAGTATGAAAAGTCCGACCATTCCACCCATGAGCAGCAAGTAACCAGAACTTCCGATACCACCACCGACAACTACTGCCAGTAGGCACAGTCCTGCCCATTGTTTGCGTACCAGTTTCCTGTTCTCTTTGATGCCCATTCGTTTCCTCACTTGTTGGCGACGGTATTTCATGTCGTCGTTGTAGTCCAACCATGCTTGCACAGATGGATGATTCGTGCTCCATTTCGGGTTCATGACCTAATTTCCTTTCCTTCGTCGTCGAATACGAACAGATGATGTGGTCGTAGTTCGTTGATGATTTCCCACGCATTTTCTCTGCCGTGTTCAATGATTTCGTCTAGCGAAAATGTTTCACCCTCGCCAGTCCCCATCATTTCTTCTATGTATTTCACATCAAGTGTCACGCTTGCTGTGAATGTTAGATACTTGGGTCGTGTCTCTGTTTCCATTGTTGTTTACCTTTCTGCCATTCTTTCTGCCATGTCCACCAGATACTCTATGTATGCATCTTTGCAAGGTTCACATGAGTACCATTCGGGACTGTCCCATTCGGCTGCGTCGTTTTCCATGCAAGAGAAACAGTCCTCTTGTGGGTTTGGGTTTGCTTCGGGGAAATGTATCGGCATCACGCACCTACCTTTTCTGCCAGTTGCCTAACGCTTTCGTCGGTATGCAACATGATGGTTACAGTTCCATACATATCTTCGTGGACATAGACTGATGGTAAGTCAAGTCCTGCTTTTTCTAGACTGTCTAGGATTAGACGTCTGTTGGTTTCCATTACGCACCTACCCTTCGCATTGTTTGGTTCCAACGCAACTTGTGTACTTCTAGTTTCCGTTGGGTGACTGCACCGGCATTTCGTAATACGACTCTGCCTTTGCTGTCTAAGATTCGTGCGTGTCCTACGCCTCGTAGTTCTTCCCATGCTTGGGCAAGTGTGAAGTAGCCACCGCCGATTTGTTTGTAGATGATGTGGTCTATCTGTATCAGATACATTTGTTACCTTTCTGTTGTTTGTAGTGTGTCTCAATAGTGACTGTTTGTCAAGTATCTTTTCGTAGTTTCTTTATTTAGATTTGTTGTCTAGTCTCCCTCTCTCAGGCTATCGTGCTGCCTGTTAGTAGTTCGATGTATTCTTTTTCTTCTAGCCTGTCGCAACATTCGTTGCAGATGTCTGCCTCTGTGTGACTTGAGAGGAAATTTTTTCTATGGTCTAGCCATTCCACATGGATAGAGGCTTGTTCTTCTTTGCAAATCTGGCACGACATCACATCACGCCCATTCATGATGCAAGACATAGCCTGCTCTGTCGTTGTCGTTTTTATAGAGCCAGTAGGACAGTCCATAGACCAAGTGAAAGCCCATGTCCATACCGCAACCATTGACACGGATTACCCTTTGTCCGTGTCGGTCTTTGTAGTTTTCTCCCATAGCCTTTGCTGCCGTGTAGGTGATGTCTAAGAGCCTGCCTTGGTCGTCTGTCATCTTGAGACTGATGTCTCTAGACATTCCCGATTGCGAGACATGGCGTAGGACTGTGTAGACAGTCTTTCGGTCTTTGTTGGCGAACAGTTGGCGCAAGGTTTCTTGTGCCTCTTTCTGCTCTGCCTCTCGTAGGGCTTTCTTTGTTGTCATTGTTGTACCTTTCTTTTGTAGAGTGTCTTTCACTCTGACCCTGCCAAATGTTACCATTTGGAAGAGCCACAGTCAAGGACTGTTTCGTGTGACTTTTGTCACCAAGGACTACGCCATTCGTCGTGGTCTATCTGTGCCGTTCTCAGTAGGTCAAGTGCTCTGTCCATTCCCATAGCCAAGCCTGCTTTCACTGCTTGTCCTGTTTTGTTGCCACGCTGCTTGGCGTATTCTGCGTCTTGTTCGTAGCCTTTCTTTGACCATTCCAGAGCATCTACTAGCCACTTCACTTGTTCCGATGTCATGACTTCACCATTCTTCCACTATCTCGCCACATTCGGCGCAACCCCAACCAGAAATTTCGCTAGTTTCCCAAGAAAAAATGGGGTGCTTGTCGTTGCCTTCTGGGTCGATGTCTGGCAGATTCTCGCCACACTTGCGACAGTAACAGTCCGCATAGTAGGTGAATCCTACGGGGTCATGTCGTGAATAGAGTCTCATGTCTTGTACCTTTCTGTCATGGTTGATGTCTCAACCTTGTGAAACACACTCTAACAGTACCGTTTGAGAATGTCAAGTCAATCCCCAAGATTTTTTGTAGTTTCATAATCTAGAACAAAAGTCCACTTTTGATCAAAACTAGATAAAGAGTCTAACCACCAACAGACACCGACTGTCCACCACCACCACCAACTAGTTGCAAATGCAACAACTCTCAGCCGTTCTCATTCTCACCCATTCCCAACTAGGCAGGCTCTCGTCTTTGCTACCTTTTGTTAGCACTCTGCAAACTTTTGCAAGCACCCCTGTACTTGTAGTCTGCAAGTGTTCTGCGGAGCAGTCGCCGACTGTCGCACATCATGCGTCGTATCGTCACGAACAGTCACAGACTGTTGCACAACTGGGGGTCTGCCGAGGGGTTTGGGGGGTGGGCTGTTGTATATCGTAGTTGTAGGGTTTCACTCTTTTGGTGTGTTGTCGCTCTGGGTGGTTTGTTGTGTGCTTGGGGTGGTTGGGGGTGTCTGGCTGTTTCTAACAGCGCTGTTTCGGTGTCAGCGGCTTGAGCACCACCAGCATTTGTTTGCAAAAGAAAAAGGGAAAAAAGAAAATGTGTCCGTCGACGGGTTTGACCTGTCCCGCAGCAGTGCTGTTTCCCTTTAGGGCGGCAACCGCAGTGC